CCCGAGAAGAACTGGCGGGTCGAGTTTCCCGATGGGACTTCGAGGTCCCTCGTGACGGCGGACATCGTCTCTGCAGGGGACCCTGCCGGCAGCTCGAAGCGGGTTTCCGTCCTGACCTCGAAGAGCGCAGCCTGCACGATAGCCCGCTGGTCCGACGATGTCATTGTCGTCCTCGAAGCGGCCAAAGGCTATGTCGAGCCGACGACCTTTTTCGACTGGCTCACGAGTTTTAAGGACAAGTATGGCTATCTGCACAGAGCCAGCTACTCGGAGGCCCAGGCAGGCTTCAAGGCCTTCATCCCGATAGCCCGCCAGATGCAGGAGCTCCGGGGGAAGCACTTGGACCTGCTCCCGGTACCGGCCCTCGGGGACAAGGAAGCCACCATCCGGAACATCATCCAGCCCTTCCTCGAGAAGAAGAAGCTCTTTGTCCGGGGAGAGCTCGAGAACTCCCTTTCAGAGGAGATAAGGACCTTCCCTTCCCGGTCGATGGACCTGCTGGATGCCCTCAAGATAGCCATTTTCAAGAGTCACAAGCCGGATGTCGACCCGGATGCCCTCCCCGATTCCGATGAAGAGGACTCCTTCAGACCTCGCAGGCGCCGTGATTACGTCAATTCCATCTCAGGATATTAAGGAGCTTTTATGGCAGATTCCGTTCAGTCTATCCTTTCCGATACCCAGCCAGATCAAACTGGCAGCTCGTTCGGTCTGGGCCCAGCCTTTCAGGTAAGCAATGTCCTTGGCCCCAAGGAAGAGGAAGTCATGGGCTACTTGTGCTCGGAACTTGTTGACGTCAGGGATGGCGCCGACCGGAAGGAGCTTGAGGCAAGATGGGACAAGTGGCGGAAGCAGCGGCTCGCGATACCGGACTCAGGAACACGGGTGACCCCGTGGATTAAGAGCTCGAATGTCGTGCCGCCACTCACCATGCAGAAGGTGCAGACAGTCTTTGCGAAGCTGGTCGCTGCGTTTGCAGTAAAGAAGCCACCGGTTGCGGTACAGGCCGTTGACCCGAAGGACTATGACCAGGGGCAGTCGCTGGAACGGTTCTTTAAGGGACTCGCGGAGAACAGATACGGGCTCGATGTCAGCAGGAAGTTCAAGGAGATTGCGTACAATGTCGTGAGCCTCGGGACCCAGATTATCAAGGTCCCGTTCAAGTACGACTCGTGGGCTTTCAAGAGGACGAAGAACGGCGGCACGGAGACGGTCCGGTACGTTAGGCAACAGGGTCCCTCGATTGTCCCGATCAGGCTGGAAGACTTCTTCACAAGGCCGTACTGGAAGGACTTGCAAAGGGCGCCATGGTGCGGAGTCCGGTACCGGTACTTCTATCACGAGCTGAAACAGATGGAAGGCCAGGGATTCTTCACCAATGTCGATAAGATTATGGGCCAGGGCCTTACGAGGTATGACGATAACAGGCAGGCAGAGCTGGAACGGCAGGGTGTTTCGGTAGGAAGTCTCGGGCAGGCGGAAGCGAACCAGGAGTTCGAGGTCTACGAGTGCTACTGCTTCTGGGACCTGGATGGAGATGGCGTTCCGGAAGACCTGATCCTGTGGGTCGAGCCGGATACGGGGACCCTGTTGAGGTCGGAGTATAACCCACTGTCCATCAGGGACCTGGAGGCAATGACCTATCTCGAGAACCCGGAGAGCCTGTACGGAATCGGTATCTGCCAGATGGTCGAGGGTCCGCAGGAGACGCTAACTGCTTTGCAGCGGATGAGACTGGATGGGACCCAGCTCGCCATGCTGAAGATGTTCCTTGCAAGGAGAGGTGCCGGCATCGGGCCAAACGAGCAGCTGGAACCGTTCAAGATTATGTTCGTGGACGACCCGATCCAGGACTTCAGACCGATTGAGTTCCCGGACATCAGCCAGGGCTGCATCATCGGTGAGCAGATGGCAAAAGAGGATGCGGACCGGGTCTCCGGAGCGAATGATTATATGGCCGGGTTCAACGACAAGATTGTCGGCTCCAATGCGACAGCAGCGGGGACTCAGTTCCTTGCAGGTCAGGCAAACTCGATTCTGAACAGCCTGCTTGAGAACGTCGAGCAGTCGATGTCGACGGTCTATATGCTTGCGCTGTACCAGTGCGTTGCGAACCGGGACCTGGTCGACTTGAGCTGGCTCCCGGAAGGGGACCAGGAGGCAGTCCGGGAAGTCCTTTCGATGAATGTGGAGGACCTGCCGACCAAATTCAGGTTCTCGGTCAGGACGACGGACATCAACAGGACGGACGAGTCGAGGAAACAGAACTTCGTCATGGCCATGCAGATGTACAGCCAGTATTTCCAGCAGTCCATGCAGGTCCTGGGAGCAATGGTGAACCCGCAGATAGGCCAGAACGCCGATATTCAGGAACTGCTGAAGTCGACCTACGTCGGGCTTACCAGTCTGACCTCGAAAATGCTGGAATTCTTCGATATCGGGGACCCGGATGACTTCCTACCCTTCGTCGAACAGATTAAAGTCGAGCTGAGAGCGGTCGACAAGGTCAGGGAAGAGCAGGTTCAGGCGATGAAAAAGGAGCTGAATAATGCTGGATCAGGTGGACAGGGTGGTTTTGGAGGAATTGGCGGTGGATTTGGACAGGGTGGGGGTCCTGAGGGACTTTCTCCGATGGGAGGAGCGCAGGGCCTTGGACAAGCTGGGCCTCCAGCGGGACCCGTCGGACCTGGTCAGATGCCAGGCGGCCCTGGAGCAGGTCCGGCGATGCCGGGCGGATATTGACGAAATCGGTGAAGAACTGATGAAGGAGAAGAAGAATGGCTGAGAATGAAGAGATTTTGGACTCGGTACTGGATGAACCGAAGGTAGAGTATGTCTACGAGGGCACTCCGGAGGCAGATGAGCTTGCCGATGAGACTAAAAAGCCGGCTGAACCGGCAGTTCCCCAGGGTAAGAACGAGCTCGAAGCCCAGCTGAAGGAGCTCCAGGCTAAGATGCAGATGGCCGAAACGGTCCTCCAGAGGCCACAACAGGTCGTTTTGGCACCTCCTCCAGGCCCTGATGAGGCTCCTGAGGTCCGGAAACAGAAGCTGAACAACCGCTGGATGGAAGACCCGGCTGCAGCCTTCGAGGAACAGTCCCGGGCGCAGCTGAAACCGGTCCTGGACATCATGTTTACGACCCAGGCAGCCCTTTCGAAGGACCTCGCCCTTGCAATCCCTGAGCAAAAGGAGATTTACGGCCAATATAAGGACGAAGTTGAGCAGGAAGTCGCCAGAATGAGCCCTCAGGAGCGCGTCCAGGACCCTAGAGTCTACCAGGTTGCCATCGAAAGGGTCAAAACGAAGCACTCGAGCGAGATTACCGACAAAAAGGTCGAGGAATTGGTCAATAAGAGGCTCCAGGAGCTCGGTATCGACCCCAAAAAGAAGCCCGCCGTGTTCAGTCCGGCAGGAGAACAGCGTACTTCGTCCACACAGACCCCACGGAGGGAGGTAATTCCCGTCTGGGTGCGGGATAGAGCGGTTACGGAAGGGCTTGACCCGGCATTTTTGTACGAACACCTGAAGGAAAAGGGTGAATTGAAAGGGAGGCAGTAATGGCAGCGATCAAGGGAGTTTCTGAAAATAAGACAATAACTACGAATTCGAAGAAACAGTACATTATCGGTATTGGTATTGATCCGGAAACTGTTTTAAGATTGGATGCAGATGGGAACATACTGAACTTCGAGATGAAGGACAAGTTCCTTGCCTTGAGCGATGCGGTTATAGCCAAGTTGTCCAGGGAGAACAGGGTCCGGTACGAAATCTCGAAGGAGTTCCACGATTCCTGGAGAGGAGATGAGCATGAAAAACTCGTCGAAGAGTTCAAAGTCGACCCGACAGCCAAAGGCTCCGCCCAGGAAAAGCTCACCGCAGAAGCCCCGAAAGGGATGCGCCTGAGATGGGTCGCACCGCACAATATCGAGCGGTACCGTGGGATGGGTGGCAAGGTCGCCAGTCCCGATGAGGTCAAGAGCTTCCTGGGTCCCAAGGGAGGACACCACGAGGTTGGCGCTCTTGGCCAGACAGAGTTGGTGGCGATGCTCTTCCCTGAAGAGATTTCGAAGGCACGGGAAGAGAGGAAGGTCGCCGGGAATGAGGAGAAAGCCGGCTTCTGGCAGAAGTCTGGAGTGAACGAACTTGGGGAGACCGGGTTCGACGCTTCCAAAGAAGACCGGAGAAGTTGGAGCGAAATTCCACCGGAATCGGTGGGTTGATTCCTGCAAGGAGGGAATGAATGGCATTTGAACTTTACAAGGGGAACGCGAATGGTACGGTCGAAATGGTGCCATTCACTGCTTCCGCCGCTGTTGCGGCAGGCGATGTTGTAAAACTCGTTGCCGCAGGGTCCGCAGGGGGTCCTGTCCAGGTAGCGCCCATTACGGGTGGTGCCGATGGGACCGATTATAGCTATGGCGTTGCAGCTCATGCTGCAGCTGTCGGAGACACGGTCCTTGTGATTCCACACGAGTCGGGCCAGGTCTGGTCTGCCGATGCTGCTGCAAACTGCGATATGACGAAGGCCGGAGACAAGGCCACCTACATCGATGCCTCGATGAAGGTAGCTACTGGTGGGACAATCTCGAACAACGGTAACCGGGTTATCATTGTCGGGATGCTTGGCGATGTGACCAAGAAGAAATACCTCGTCAGGTTCGTGCCCAGCACGGCTCTGGTGATTTAAGGAGGGAATGAATGGCAGCGCCAATGAACAGAGCTGGTTATCCGTTCCAGTTTGATAAAGAGATTGCGAAGATGGTCTACGGCAAGTACGCAGACTACCCCAAGGAGTTTACGAAGCTCGCCAACGTGAGCAACTTCCCTGCAGGGCTGACCTACACGGAAGCTGAGATAAGCCCCCTTGGAGGCCTGCGGGCAATGGGTGAAGGCGAGGCTATCAGCTTCGATGTCCCTGTTGAAGGCCACAAGAAGACCATCAGGACCATTAAGTTTGGTCTCGGATTCCAGCGGACGGAAGAGATGTCCGCAGACGAACTGTTCCAGATGTCGAACAAGATGTCGGCGAGCCTTTCGAGGTCTGCTGTCCTCTGTGCAGAGTACAACTTCTGGAACCTGTTCAATAACGGCTTTTCGAGCACGCTGGGCTGGGATGGAAAGCCTGTTTTTGCGAATAACCACACGACCCTGAAGAGCGGTGATACCATCAACAACCTTGGTGCTGCCGATCTCTCCCAGACTGCCCTTGAAGCGGCCTTCGAGTATTTCGATACGCTCGTCGATGAGGCTGGTCTCAAGCTCGCCATCACTCCAAAAACCCTGCTCATCCCGAGCAAGCTGAAGTGGGCTGCGAACGACCTCCTCAAGGCAAGCGGTAGGGTTTGGGACTACACGAGCAGGGCTGCCGGCTATGTGACCGTCGGTTCCGGGGACTCGGTTGCCCCTGGAAATGGTCCGCTCCTTAACAACCTCAACCCGTCGAACGGTGTTGTCGATGCGTGGAGCGTCTTTGTTTCGCGGTATCTCACCGATGACGATGCGTGGTTCCTCCTCGGTGACCAGCAGGACTTCCGCTTTATGTGGAAGAAGCAGCCGACGCTCTCGAACTCGACCGATTTCAACACCGACAACGAGCTCTACAAGCTCGTCATGCGGTTTGCGGTTGCCGTGTTCGATTACAAGCCGGTATACGGTTCTCCAGGAGTCTAACCGGGGGATACCAGGTTTTCGAAGGGGCTCCCGCGAGCCCCTTTTTTCTAGGAGACCTTATGGCGAGCAATTCTTCTCTTGTCCAGGTAGTCAGGTTCCTTGAGGACGGCAGCCCTTTGTACGCCTGGCGGTCAGTCCAGGACTCCAGCCCTGATCCGGGAGAAATCCTCTGGCTCCCCGAAGGTCAGGAGCCCTCTTCCGATTACAAGCCCTACACGATGGAACTCTCTTTCCGGGGAACCCAGTCCGGTCTTGCCAAAGGCCAGTGGGGAACCTGCTATACCTGTCTTGAGGATGAACCCTTAAACCGGATGGCCCGGATCAAAGGCCACTGGTACTGTTACAAGAATGGCTGTGCACAGGAGCAGATGGCATGACACTCCAACGAATCATTCAGGAAGTCTGGGAATCCCTTGGGGAGCCCAGCGATCTCGATTTCTGGAAGACCAGACCGAACGAGCCAGACACTTCCAGCGAGGCCTGGAAGCAGCTGGTCAGCGTGATTAACGAAGGCATCCTGGCACTCTCGACGTGGAAGTGGCCTAATGGCCGGCAGATCAGGATGCGCCATCTCGAAGACTCCCAGTGGCTCCAGGTCATTAACCCGGTCGGCCAGGTCAAAAGTTTGGGTTCGTTCGGTCTGGTCGAAGTCGGTCAAAGTCTGAAAGGCGAGTTGTCGGGGAAGATGGTCAAGGGGAAGAGTTCGGGGTCAAAGGGAATTGTCCTGACCGGAGTTAAGGACGGATTTATCGGAGTGGTCAACAGGAAAGGTGATTTTCAGGTTGGGGAGGCTTTGGAGGTTTACGGGAAGCGGTTCGGGTTGGGATCGAAGGTCCTGGAGGTCGTCGGGGTCAATGTGAATGGGAGCGAGCTGGACCTGGCGACGGAGTGGCAGTGGGCCGGAAGTATGGAGACTGGGGTTCCGACCAGCTTTAGGAAGATGCCCAGAGGCTTCGAGGTCGATGTATGGCCGGACTCTGGGGTTGAGAT